GCAGCCTTTCTTAAAATTGCGATTTCGTTTTTGACAAGTTCGATAGTGTTGCTTTGCTGTACTAACTTCCAAGCCTTGCCAACGTTTATGGAAATTCTTTCAGCTGCTGTTCTGGCTTTAGTCGCTACAGTGTTTGAGATGGTTTGTGCGGTATTGCTTTTTAACCAGAAGTCTTTGGTAGCCATCACCGCGTCCCATCCGCTGCTTAAAACATTCCAAATGTGGACGGCACCAATCAATCCCATAACGCTACTGCCAAACAAAATCACGTTCTTTGTAACGTTCGGATACTCTTCTGCTAAATCTCCAATTGTGGTGGCCATTCCGCCTAAGACTTCTGTAATTTCAGCTACTACAGGCAATAATCCATTTCCGATAGCTATTTTAGCTGCTTTCACACGGTTTTCCATCAAAAGTACGCTGTTCTCGGTAGTCTTTGAACGGGCATCAAATTCGGCCTGCATACTACCGGCATATTTTGATGCATCAGCTACACCATCGAAATTCTTTTTAAGATTATCCAAGTTGCTCAATAGGGGAGCGATACCCTGAATACTTTCTTTACCGAACAATTTATTCAAAACCTGAGGTTGCTGAACAGCATCCAAATTTTTTATAGCAGTCAGCACGTCAATGATCGCACCTTTTGCATCTTTCTGCATTCGTTCAGCCATGACTTGTGCATCAAGTCCCAATGCCTGAAAAGCTTCATCCTGCTTCTTGGTAGCAGCTCCGCCGGCAGTAACTGCGAGCATGAAGTTCTTTAAACTTGTTGCAGCAACTTCAGCTGGTACACCGGAACCAACAAGACTTGCGCCCATAGCTGCTATTTCACCAGAAGCAAGACCTGCAACTCCACCCAATGGGCCGATTCGAGTAACAACATCAGAAATAAGCGGGGCAGAAGCTGCCGTTGTATTTCCAAGGTAATTGATTTTGTCGGCGAGTGTTACCACTTCTTGCTGGTTCATTTTAAATGCTGTGCGCCACTTGGCCATCATCTCGCCAGCTTGGTCCGCAGTTACATCGAATGCGATTCCCATCTTTGCGGCGTCACTTGCAAATTGTGTCAAATCTGCCCTTGCAATACCAGACTGTCCGCCTGCGGCTACTATTTTTGCTAACCCATCTGCAGTCATCGGGATGTTCTTGGACAGGGTGATGATGTCCTTTCCCATCTGCTTGAATTGCCCCGGCGTATCAAAGTCTACAACTTTTTTTACATCTGCCATTACAGATTCAAACTGCATGGCGGCTTGAACCGGTTCTGCAAAATTCATAGCAATGTTTTTTGCACCATAGTAGAAGGCATTTGCATCAATAAAAGACTTCTGAAATCTTTCCGTTTTGGCTCTCTTCAATTGTTCTCTGAAGAGGCCCATTTGCTTTTGTGCATTTTCAAACGATTTCGGATTAATGATTCCTTTATCAAATGCATCCTGTACACTTGCTTGAGTAGTGTGCAGATCTTTTATAGAATTCCTCAAGTTGCTGACACTTTTTTTTGCAACAGTAAATGTGCTTGTAAAGTTTGAATTCATGCTTGCCGCCAAAGCAAACATAAACTCATAAGATTTCCCGGCCATTTCTTTTCCTCTTTTCTTGCGTTTTTGTTTAACTTATGGTAAAGTTTAATTGAAAGAGGTGATGGACATGAAAAGCATGACAACAAAAGACAAGATTAAAATGTTGTTGTTTAATCCCATTGTCTTTGTGTTAATTTTCATATCTATGTTCATTGCATTTAATTCGTCCAACCCTACAATACATGGACACTGGATAGCTCTTTTCCTGCTAACCATCTTTTATCCAGTCTTTTGCGAGATGGCTTACAAGTCGTTAGCAGATAACCTCGGTGTAGCATTTCTATTTTTACTTCTTTTCTGGTATATGTTTTAAGTGTTTTTTTCTGCACTTTTCTGCATCTTCCCGATTTCCTCTACCCAGTCCCGTAATTCCTGGATTGGCAAATTTATATAAAATTCAACAGATGTAAAAGTTGCTATAGCGCAGGCTATAGCAACTTTTTTAATATCTGTGCTTATGCTTTTTCGGTTTCCTGGTTGAACGGCTTCGGTTCCTCCGGTTTCGCTTCGGAAGCCGGATTGAATAAAAAAGATTTTACCGCAGCAATTACAAGGATCATATCACTACCGCCCAAATCCAAAATATCATCATATTTCACACCAGCAGCCTTCGCTGCAAGCATGGCCTGATATTTCATTGAGAATGTTAAATCTGGTGTTCCATCACTTAATGCACGGCATTTGGATTCCGTTTCAATCAGTACCCTGCCTGTGATTTTGTCAAAATCCAAAGCGAGATCTTGCACGTCTTCGCCTTTTACCTTCATAGCTTTTGATAAATGAATAGTTTCCATGTTTTTCTCCTTTCAGTAATAGACAGCGCCTGCCGTTATGACAGGCGCTGTTTTGTTAGTTACGCAATGCCCAGGGCTTCCCGGCTTGCGCTCAGATAATCCTTGCCATCGACTTTGAAGATGTAATTGTACTTATCGATTTCCAATTTCTCTTTGCCGTCGATTTCAAGTTTCAGATAGGTAGTCTCATAAACGTTGCTGGTGCCAGTGGTGGTGGCAGGATCCAGCTTGCCAAGTTCTGCATTCTTCGGAGAACCGACAACCAGCAGCTTGACCGCGCAGGTGATGTATTCCCCGGCAGTGGAATCATAGAACTGCTGGTCACCACGAACATCAAAGGTATGCGCCCTCGGGGCAACCAAGGAGATGTTCTTGTTTGTGATGGTGCGCCAGTTGAATTTTGTCTCGATGCTTCCCAGGTGACCGATAACCGGGGCTGCAATTTCCCCGGCCATCCCTGCGCCCTTGATTGTCTCGTTGAGGGATTCCAAGGACGGAAGTTCAACGTCCGATGTCCCGATAAAATCATCAGACCCCTCATAAACGCGGAAGTTTCTTAACATTTCAGGTACAATCATGGTTTATTCCCTCCGTTCTCAGCTAAATAAAGTGTTTAAATAAGACGGATCATATTCGAACACGGCACTGATTTCCTGGGCCGGCGGAGGCGGAGCTTGGTGGATGTGGAATTTTAATTTTCCACCAATCAGGCTCGTTGCCGGGTTTTCAGCATCGTTGAATTCAATACGTCCGCCCAGGATTTTGCCTGCCGCAGTCAGGCCATTGAGCATGATGTTGTAGGTGTCTACAACGGTATGAATCAGACGCTTGTTCGTGGGATCGTCAACTTTCTGCCAGAATGTCAGAATGAAGTTGTTACGCATCCAGTTGAACATGCGGCGGATGGGAATGAAGAAGTCTTTCGGATCCGTATTTCCGGGATAGCATCCGGTGCAGTTCCCCCATGCAGTCCAACCATTGACAAAATTGTATGCAGTCACGATGCCGTTGCCGTTCAGATAGTTGGCCTTGCCCAAATCCAGAACAACTTCCGTACCATCCGCCAGGCAGATGCCGGTGAGGTTGGCGTCCTTGTTGGACGGGCTGACACTCGGCACATCGTCATTGTTGGAGTCGGTCACCATCATAGTGCCCATGTAAACGGTTGACATGTGGAGCTTGTAGTCGCCCACCTTGCCCATAGGCCAGCCGACAATCTGCCATTCGCTTGCATAATTGTTGCTATTCTTCCAAGCCGGCGCATCGGTGTATTTTTTCACCGTGCCGGTCGGAATATCACAAATCGCTTCAGCGACGAAGGTTTCATTGATCAGGCTGGCTTTGGCCTTCATCACTGCCGCAACAGCAGGAGTTTCAGACCATCCGGGAGCCAGGACATTTCCAGGAACCATACGTGTGAGCGGGAATACATCTTCCAAAACTTCCAGGCCCTTTGCCTTGCCGGTAGTAGAATCAATACCACCGATGATATCGCTGGAAGTTACTGCCGATGCATTCAATTTGTCATAGTTGACAAACATTTTCACTTCGCCATCCAGCGCGCCACCTTCAAGCACGGAAATGACACATTCTTCATCGTCATTGTAGGCTACTGAATAGTCGGTGCCATCTACCAGCGCATCTCCGCTGGAGGTCTTTTTAACGACCAGGGTACTGAGGATAACCGGGTCATTCAGGACGACGGTACCGTCATTGCCGATGCTCTTTTCTGTCTGGGGCACAGCAGTCTTGTGCGTAGCCGGATCCAGCACGTTAACCAGGACGATAGGGCAACGGTTATAAACCTGGAAATGAGCGAACATTGCTTCGCACAGTGTGTACTTGCTCCAGTCTTCCGAATAACCAAACGCCGCTACAGCCTCATCCATGCCATAGCACAGAACGGGCCGGTTAGCAGCTGCAGGTTCGGAAGCCAGATGTACGGGTGCGGTGCCAAAATATACAGGCAAAGCCGCATTTGTTTCGACAGGCGCTAAAAGACCGGTTGCTTGTTCGCCAGTATATACGCCGTGTTTAAATCCTGCCATTTTTTCATACCTCCTTCATGGCTTTCTGATAAAACGTGTGCATTGCATCGCCGTTTTTCTTTGTGGCGGCGATTGCAACTTCCATTTTTTCAATCGGCACGAAGAGCTTCCGGAACCAGGGCTTCAATTTGATGATGTCTTGGATGTGATCCGGGAAACCGCCGATATAAATCCTTGCAAAAGGAAGCCTCCCCCTGGAAAGGGAAGGCCCGATGTAAATCAGCTTTTCATTTTTTGGTTCAGCCTTTTTGGGATTAGGCTTTTTTTCATTGGCCATATGTGATACCCTCCTCTACTGGTTGTCCAACTGTATATTTGGCAGTCATGGTTGCCCGCCATTGTGGCCATGCTTGATTCTGGTCATCGAACACAATCGTTTCCATTGGCAGCTGAAGCCAGTGCTTCTTGTCGATGATTCGGTTCTTCAGCAGGTACTGCCGCACATGTTCCAGTGCGTTAAAAAGGCTGCGCCATCCATACACAGGGTCTTCGTCATAGATGGAAAAGCCTATCTCGACGATTGCGTAGCTTTTAACCTTCTCGCTTTCGTCCACGACCTGCTTGACCAGCACATACAAAGCGGAGTTCATTTCCGTAGCATCGGTTCTTACCGGGAAATATCCCGGATATACCTTGATTTGTAATGTGCCGGATGGTTGCTCCGTTGTATAGTCGTCCATCAGTGCTTGCAGCTTTTCGGCCAGCCTGTCCATTAAGTTAATTGGGGTCATTTCGCTATCCTTTCTTTCCTAACCGGATCTCAACCTCATGTATAAAACGCTTATTCAGCGTTTCTTGTGCCAGCGGTTCCAGCTGTTCCAGTGTTCTTTCCGCGCCAAACATCTGCGGTACAGACGGCCCGGCGGTCAGGTCTACCGGATAACTTCGTTGCTGTACCCTTCGTAACAGACCCAGCCTCTTGCCTTTTGGGGTTTTGAATAATGCGCCGGTACTAAGAGGGGCCAGTCTTCGGCGTTTTAAGATTTGCACTTTAATTGGGCTGCGCTTCCGTTTACGTGCGCCTCCTGTTGTATCCACGGCACTGTTGATTTTTGAAAAATTGGTGCCCATGGCATTCCGGGAAACCCTGAATCTTTTTAAGGACATCGGGGATCCCTTGGAGCTAATTTCCCCAGAAAGACGTTGCCCGCTACTGCGTTTCGTGTCAAGGGTCTGTTTCACAACCCCAGACTTGATTGTGTAGTTTTTGGTAACAGCCATTGAAACTTCTTTCCTGACAGTCGTGATGGTGCGGTTGATTGCTGCAGCTGCCGCCAGTTTCACTTCCTTTGGGAACTTCTGCAGAAGCCTTTGGGCGTCTGCGAACTGTTTAGCGTCAATCTGTATACTGACCATCCGCGTTCACTCCTTTACCTGTCATTGGCTATCAGCTGAATGGTGAGCATTCCCATATCGTTGTCACAGCTTTCCACGATGTAAAGTTTCCCATCCACACGGAAGTTCTGATCCGTAACCGGAACTTCCGGAAGATCGGCTGTCTTGCAATTCACAAGCAGCCGTCTTCCGTACAGTCCTGGGTAGCTTTGGCTCATCTGTTCGTCAATGGACAGGCCTTCTGCAACAGAAACATCCTGCAGAATGCATTTGCAGTTAGTGCCGTTCAGGTTACACTCTACCCCAAACTCATCAATGTTAAGGAATACGTTCTCGATATCCCTGGCAACCATGTTTTTGAAGCCGCTCATGTTACAGGCCCTTCTGCTTCAATATCAGGTGGGGCCTCATCGTCCGGGTCAACATAGACCGGTTCTTGCACCAGCGCATCAATGAGAGCCTGCTTGCTACGGAGTTTGTTTACCGGCAGTCCCATGTCAGTCGCCAGCTTTTTCAGGTTTGCATAGGTCATCTCCTGCAGGTCTTCTGCATCCAGATGAGATTCAATGCCGTCAGGCGTTTTCAACCCTTCAGGAGCTGATTCTGCAGGTTCAGATTTTTCTTTCGGAACAATGTCTGCATCTTCCGCCACATCGTTTTTAGGCGTTTTGTCAACCAGAACAGGCTCCTTTGTGTAGACAGCCACGCCCAAACCTACCAGTTCGGCAGCTTCATCTTCAGCAATCGTTGCGGTCTGCCCCCTACGGACGACTTTGAATTCACCATCAGGATGGACCGCTGCGACGCCATTTACTATTCTGATTTCAACCATAGCGCCCTCCGTCAGTTAATAGCGTTAGCCGCGTAAATGTACGGGCAGTAGTTCTTCGGAGCTGCCAACGGTCTGCTGGTCAGACGCAGTTTCCGGATGTCATTTTCCTGATCCAGAATGAATTTGGGTACACGGCTCTTTGCATGAGTGCGGAATTCCGTGGAACCGTAATCAATCTGGGTGACAGCACCGTACATCATATGACCGCAGCCGGGAGCGGTGACCATGGCGCCCTTGGACGGGAAGTACGGAGTATCCTGGTCGCTGTCGTCAGTGTAGCTTTCGGACACATCGAACAGGTTCAGGCGGTAGCCGCCGAAGTTCAACACGCCCATGAAGGCCACGCCGTCATACTGGGTCAGTTCCTGGTTGATCTGGCCAACGATAATGCCGGAGTTCTTATCCAGCAGGTCACGTACTTCCTGCAGTTTCAGAATGGCATCAGCCGTTTCGGAACCTAAAATCAGGTCTACGGCAGGCAGTCCGCGATAAGCCAGCTGCTTGCACATGGCTTTTACATCCTTAAAGAAGTCGCCGTTCGTCTGGTTCCATTTGTAGGTATTGGCGATGCTGTAGGTGTGGTCGGAGCTGCCATCATAGAAGTAAACTTCAAGCTGGTCGCCCTGGGTGTTATTG